ATTTTATTTTCAGACATTTTTGAATACCTATTCTAAAAGTGATTTCGCTAAGGAATTTTGATCCAAACCATTAAACCACATCTCCGCTGTCACCCTAAAACGGGTCGCTGACGTAAGTCGGTCTATTTTACAGGATGCGAAATCACAGTTTTTTGACACAATTTTCAAGTCAAAGGGAGTCATCCAATCAGTATATTGCCTACCAAAGCGCAACCGATCAACAGATCCAAACAGTTGCTGCATCCGCTAGCAGTACTACAGCAACTTTTGGGACACCTTTTCAAACTCCAATCAACAAGCATTGTTTTGTCGAAACAATGGTCCAAAAGGACATACTTTCCTATATAATCAACACAACTAAGGTATAAATGTTGTGTTGATGTTTCATAAGTGAAACTAACATGCGTAAGTGTCACGCGCACCAGCAACAATTCTGTTGCTAAATAGTTTAACCGTCATTGCGGACATCACCAGTGACAAATCACGTCACACATAGTTTAAACGTCATTTCGGACTAGAGACACAACTCACCCATACCCCAACGTCAACCAGCGTGGGCCCGCCGTGTCTCTATCACACAATATGTCCAATACACTACAATCCATATCATCTCCAATTTTCCAATTCAATACTGCTTCTTCAAAGTAATACTGAAGTGTGTCATCCCAACCATACCTATCACTCAACACATCACAATTCTGTGAAGTTCGAGCTTTATAATTCATTTTCCATGAATCGTGGGATGTTTTAACAGGCCGAACACCACTTGTGAGAGTCAACACCCTTCTTATTACACAAGCTATTGGAGGTATGTGGGCACAAGGTCCAACCAATCCCAGTGCCACACCGCGAAGCATACCGTCTATTGGCACATTTTTAGGCCGATTTACAAAAAATCCAAATTTTGCCAATACTTTACCAGGTTTGGGTCCCAACACCAAACCATCGGTAGTATTATAAACAATATTTGAACAAAATTCAACCTTTTGCCAACAAGGACGATACAACGCAATGGCATCAAATCCAAATTCGGCCATCGCAGTTTTAAAATCAATAGTGTCACCATCATGGGTCATTAAATTATCGTCACCTTGAACGACCATACTAATATGTTTTTTGGCTTCAACAACACTCAAGCCTCTAACACTGCAAAATATAAACATATGCAACAAACCGTTTAGTAACGAATTACCAACGGATGTATAAGGATCACCACTTTTACGCATACCTCTACGTTTATACTTTATACCATGATTAGTAACACCATTTGTATTTATATTGGCCAAAACCAGCAACAAAACAGCTCGTGGTGCTCCATAACGTTTGAACAAATTATACTCAACTTTTAACAGTTGCGAACAAACAGAAGCATCCCAAGCTGACACATCATCTTCGACAATGCGTCTTCCGGGTTTATCAACAACTTTCATCACATCACAGGAATCAACACCACTTGTAAAACAAATATGGTTATTCTTACTCCACTTTCGTTTAATATATTTTTGAAAAGCCATTATCCATGGCCCAACCAAACATATAAACTCAGGTGTTGCACCCTGAATAAGACGCGGCGCTTTTTGTTTCACACCAATTTTTGTCCGATAAACATTATTTTCAACCTTAACAAAAGCCTTTCGTTTCACATATTTAAAAATAAC